GCTCAAGGTCGGTTGACCATCGACGGGCTAACCCGCCCCGGTCAATCTCTTTCTCGTCCATCACCCAACGAACACCGTGACAGTGCCAGTGCCGCCGATAGTGACAAAGCACCCAGTGGCAAACGCCGCAGGAATGCGCAGGAACTGCCCTGCCGTCAGTGCTGCAGTCGTCTCAAGGATTACCGTACCCGTGGCCGTAAGCGAGTCCCACACTTTGATAGTCAGCGAAGTCGAAGTGCCGACAAGAATGCCGCCAAGCACACCAGCGCCGGACTTGGCAAGCCCAGATGCGGCCAGGGGGACTGCGCTGTATGCCTCGTGTGTAATGCCTGCCATGCTATATCCTTTCCTGTTTCTTGCTGCGCTGCCATAGTTGGTCGAGCGTTGCGGTTCTGATCGTTCCATCGGGCAAGCCTCGCGCTGCCCACACTGGCCCCGGCTCTGCTTCCGCTGGCCGTTCTGCCTGCCAAGCAATTGCCATATACCTGGCCGCATCTGCTGCGTGGCTTGTCCAATCGTGCAGCGGCTTGTCCCGGAATACTTTCTTGTCGCTGTCCCACTCCCTGCGGTACAGCTTGAGTGCCTCAATCCCTTCAGCGCACTGCGTCTTGTCAAACCACATCCGAGGAAATGCCATGCGAAGGGCTTGGATGCCGTCCTGCAGGCTCAATTCCGGCACGATGCGGCTTGCATAGCCACGCGCAAAGAACTGCTCCTGCGACGATTTACCGCCACTGGCAAACGTCTTGGCCCTCGCGTCATGCGGCAACCACAGAAAGGGCTTTTCGCCTAGCTTCGCGTAGTTGTATGCCTTGCTGTCCAGCAAATCCGCGTAATGCTCCACGCCGTGCCCATTGGCCGCGTAGTAGTCGATCACATGAATCTCGCCCCTGACAACCTGATAGAACCAGATGGCCGTGTCGTCCGAGTAACCAATGTCCCAGGCTGTAAACACTGGCGCAGCCCTGTCATAAGGCACATCCGTTATCTGATGGCCGTATGCGTCGAACTCTTTGGCGTAGTACGCACCAGCAATTGCCGCCTCGAAACTACATTCAAACTCTTGCGCGTACTGGTCATCTGTCATGCCCCGCGCTGCGTCCGCAAGCTCTGACGCCTCAATCAGCCCCGATGTGCTGGCCTTCAGGAGCATGGTAAACCAGTCGTCACGCTCTAGCGCCGAGTGATACGCGGCATAGAACTCGTTGTGCCCTTTCGGCGTACCGATGAACACTGCCCAGCCTTTGCGGTCTGTCAGCATGGGCCGAACCACCTCACCCCACACACTGGAGCGCATATCAGCAAACTCATCCAGCACCACGCCATCGAGATACAGCCCCCGCAGCCTGTCGGGGTTGTCCGCACCGTACAGCCTGATGCGCGATCCGTTGGGCAGGTCTGCCCTGAGTTCGCTCTCGTTGTACTCAACGCCCGGAATGTCTGCCGTCAGCCGTTTGACGTATATCCATGCAACGTCTTTAGCCTGGTTGAACTGCGGACACACATAAGCGTATCGGGCGTCCTGCTTTTGCGTGAACAGCGCCGACAGCACAAGCTCCGCAACACAAGCAACAGTCTTGCCTGCCCGCCTATGGCATACCAGCACAGCCCATCGCTCGGGCCGGTTGTGGAAGTCTATGAACGGCTGGCGGGGCTTGTAGCCGTTGATGCCTAGTTTCTGTCTTGAATCTTCTGCGACAGCCACGAAAGCCCCGATACCTCAAACCGGATGGCGTTACCGTCAGCGCCGGTTATAGGTTGTTCTGCCTTGCCCCATCCGCGATCCATCAGCGCATTGGCAGCACTCACCTGAGCATTTGGCGAACCTGTCGCCATCACCTTTGCCAGCGTTTCAATGGCTGAACTGGTGTATTGCCGCGCCAGTTCTCGAACGTGTTTAACGTCCTCTGGCAGCTTTGGCCGTCCAGATGGATTGCCGCTCACCCCTTTGGGGAATGGCTTGCCTGACGGCTGTTTACGGCTGTTACCAGCGGACGATGCAGGGTTTCCCATATCGCCTCACTAAGAAGAAAAAAGCCCGAACGAATCGGGCAAGGTGCAACACACCAGGAGAAATTTTTGGGCGCACTTGCCCACCTGTCGGCGATGATGCCAGAAATTCTCAAAGAATGCAAGCCCCCATCAATTTATCCCGTAGCGCATTCCTTGCAGCTCGCAGGATGATCTGCCGCTCCTCTACGTCTGCCGGTAGCCTTGCGCTTGTCCAGATTGCCTTACCCGTTGCAAGGTTTCTAGCGTTGATCTGGATAGCGGTGCATTGGACAGATGGAAGCTCAAAGATGTGGAAGTTGACGGCAACCATGCGCGGGGCGTCTATTTCGTGGTCTACGATGTCCTGCACGGCGTCCCAACCTCGCGGGCTTTTGGCTTGGTTGAACATGGGCGAGCCGTGGATGTCGCTTACGTACTGGTAGCCTTTGGCCCACTGGTGCCATGCAATCAGGAGGTCGTCTAAGGTGTCGCAGTCACGTTTCATGCTTTCCCCACCAGTTGCAGCGCATCATCCACCGAGCGAACAATGTGGACGACTCCGTTCCAGTTCTTGATCCATTCCACCTGATCGGGCGTCAGCGTGCCTTTTGGCCCCTTCACCTCAATCGTCCATGTCTTGCCGTCCTTCGCCACTAGCAAGTCAGGACAGCCCTTGCCGATAGTTGCTAGGCTTTGCACCGTGCAACCGACAGAGCGCAGGGCCTCGACTATTTCCGGCTGATTGGCGTCGATCTTTGCGGCTCTCACTGCACCCCCCGATAAAACTGCCCCAAAATCGCCCAAAACTGCCGCCGCAGTGCCTCCGCATACTCTGCGTGACCCTGGTCGCGGCGCTCTTGGATGCGCTGTGCAATGCGATGCTCTAGGGTGCTGTTTGGCAAGATCATGCCAGCCTCCAGTTCGTCGGAGCGAGATCGCCCGTCAGCACCAAGGCAAGCTCAATCACCTCGGGCGGAAAGTCATCGCCAGCCCGTAGGCAGTCGAGGATTACGCGGGCTTCTGCTCTTGTCATGCTGTCACCTCGTGCAGATGCTGCGGCATAGCAGATCCGCGCCAAAACCCGTCACTGCCGACAAACATGCCTTTTGCGGTCATCTCAAACGGCGTCATGCAGCGGCGATTGTTGCCCTCATGCTCTCCGGTTCGGTGTTTGTCAAAGGCGTGAGTGCTGTTGAAATACTGCTTGCAACCTTGGCATTGGTTGCGGTCGCCTGTGAGTTTCATGCTCTTGTCCTCAGTTCTGCGAGCTTTGCCCGGTCAATGGCTTTGTTTAGCCATTCAGATTTGAGCAGTTTTAGCTTGGCAATGCGCTCCGGCGTTAGGCGCACGCTGTAGGGCTTGGTCTGTTGGTCGGCATGCTTGGGGGGCCTGCCTCTGGTAGGTTTGTCGGTCACTTTTTCCGCAGGGTGTTGCATGAAAATCCCATAAAGTGATGCCAGAAAAAGCTCGCCATGTTTGCCTGCCAATACCAGCGGAAATCTGCCACGTAAACCATCCCGATTCGATAGCCCCAATACCAGTGGCTGCGGTATCGCTTCACCCGCCACGGCTTGTTTGGCGGGGCTTCCGGTGCATTTTTCAGCACCGGGTTAACCTCATGCCAAACGATCACGCTGCAATCCCGTTGTTGCGCAGGATTTCGCGGCGAACCCACACGCTCTTTTCGGCAGCGGCGCGGCGCAGGACAGCAGCTTCGCGCATGTTGCGGCTATAGGACTCCATATCGCCAACCAGCACCCAAGCAGTGTGGCTTTCCGTGGCGTGGGCTTCGGTGCGCTCGGCCATTGCGATCAGGGCGGCGGCTGCGACGGTGGGCTTGCGGTTGGTCATTTCGTTTCTCCTGTTTGGGTTGCTGATGGGTTTATTGTAATACGTTTATTGCCATCGTCAACAACTATTTTGTAACACAGCAACTTTTTTTAGCTCTGCAATCCTAGCCCGCACAGATTCCGGCATCGGCGCGCCCTTGTGGGCTAATATTACAGTAAGCGCGTCCTGCTTACGAGTGATTACAGGCATCTCCCAATCAAGCCACCGTTGCTGATTGAGATACGTTACCGGCATCGGCACAAAGCCCCGCAACCAGTCGTCCTGCGTCTTCAGCCATTCAGTATGCGCCTGGATGTGGCTTGCGTTGTTAGCGCATCCAAACTTTGCCCATTTGTTGATGCACTGCTGTTTCGCTACCTTGCGCGGTCCTGCTGGCCAGCTTTTCCACCATTCATTAAATCCGTGCATGGCATTCAAGATTCCTTTCGCAATCTGCCCTTGTGGCACTGTTGCCGTATCTCCAAACAGATCAAGCATTTAAGCCCCCATTCATTTTTGCATGTGTTGCGTATGGCTCACCTTACTTATCAGGTATGCCCACATCGCCCCGCCCGCTACCTTGGCAACAAACATCTGCGCCACGATCAGCGGATCAAGGCCGCCAAATGCCATCGCGGGAAAAACGATGGAATCAACCATTGCGCCAGCTACATTTGATCCATTGGCCCGCATCATCCAACTGCCGCGCATCCGAGAGAACACCGCCCAATCTGCCAACGCAGCCGACATAAACGCACAAGCAGAAGCGATAGCGATGTGTCCAGCTGCCGGGTTTAGTGCAAAGGTAAGCGCCCCTGAGAATGCAATCAGCGCGGCCATCTGCCACGCTTTTATGCGGACATGCAGCCAATCCCGCAAGGCAAGATCAAGGCCAATTAGCAAAAAGGCATTGATGGGCACAGCCACTTTGCCAAACTCAGCAATTGACAGGTTAGCCAGCGTCATCGCCAGCGCGTAAACAATCGCGGCAGTTACAGTAGTTCGCATTGCAGTTCTCTTTCTTTCCAATTGGTAGGGTTGTTGCGGGAATTGATCTTTTTCGCCATCAGTTTTGGCGGCGTGTTGGTGTCTTTGTAGTTGCGGGCCACGTTGACCGAATCAGCAGACGCCAACGGGTACTCAGAACCGCCGAGGTCAAGCATGCGCAGCCCATGCACCCACGGCAAAAACCGCCGCTTGCACAGCGCGTTAAATGCCTCGTCCATCCTTGCGCACCACGCGGGGGATTTGATCTGCCAATATTGCGCAGTCGAGCCAATGCAGATTTTTGGGTATTCGTCTGCCAGCTCCAACAGGTAGTCAATCGGCAGGCCCATGTGCCACACAGGGGCGCTTAGTTCGACCGGGTGCGGCCATGCCTTTCGCATTGCTCGCTGGCGTTCTACAGGCCCGTCAATCACATCAGGGATTACCGCCCAATGCGGATGGCCGATGCGCTCACCGGCCCACTCCGTAAAACCGGAAATGTCAAACGGAGCACCGTTAGTAAATGCTGAAAACGCCCCGTTGTCTAGCATTACAGATTGTCCTATAGCCATGCAGACATCTATATCCGTAGGAGTCCAAAACGACACGCAGAAGTGTTCACCTGCCATTGTCATCAACTCTGCCCGTGGTGTTAGCGGAGTACCGTGATAGTGAATCATTGTGACCATCCTGATAATTTCACCCAAAGGCCTCCCCTACCCACTGTCTGCGGGTTCAGGGAGGATTCACCACCGATAAACGGTATCAAGATGCTAACTTTCGTTAGTCCCCAGGCTTCTTGATGCGGCCAGCCCCTCAGACTCTTACGGATTTGCACCGGGCGACATTGCTGCCCCTTACTGAGTTCGCGGTTTCCTGGGTGCGGCCCCACTTGCGGCCCATAAGCTAACGCGCCCTGACGGTCGCTGAAAGCAAAAAACCCGTTTAGGTTTTCAGCTTTCCGCCTGGCAGCGTAGGGGGATTGCTCCCCCGGAAAGCCGAAGCCTAAACGGGTTCGGTGTTGTCTTGCTGCCAGGCTTGACATCGGAAATTCTAGCGTCACTTTTGGAAACTTGCAATAGGCGCGATACCGTGATACCGCCCGTATCGCTCCCCAGGCACTTTTACGCGGGTGATGATCCAACCCTGAGCCTTCAGGTCGGCCAAGCGCCTATGCGGGCTTACAGTCGGCCCGCAGGCTATGATTTCCATCGATGTCGCCCCCCGCTTGCGCTGCAGGAGCTTGCCGATACGCTGAGTTTGTGTCATGGCATAGCCTTTCCAATCTCTGCTGCTGCGCGGACGATGGCGCGGCGGGTGGCGGCGCATGAATCGTCTGGATATTCGTTGTGGCGGATGGCATCGCTGTTGTTTGTGTCGTAGGCATTCCACGGGTTTGCATCAGTTGCCCACGGAAGAACGTCAATCCGCATTCGCAACTTCACCGCCAGCCGCAGCGCATCACCATCGTCGGTGAGGGGGTTCCACGCTGGCCCATTCTTGCCCATGTAGAGCGTTTCAGTGCCCCCGCCAGCCTTCACAAACATTGCGTCACTGTGTATCGGATACTCCGCAGCCTTAGCCGCCAGTTCCAGCAGTTCTCTGTCTTTCATCTTCGTCTCCGAATAAATCAGGTTGATCTACCGCGACTACAGCCGTTTTCCGACTGCGCCGCACCTCTGCCCTGCCCACGAGATTTGCAAGGCACGTAGGCCCCACAGGAGCGCCGGAAACGTAGCCCGCAGGCTCTCGCATCCAGCGCCCGCAGTTACTGCACTTCACGGCGCTTCTTCGCTTCCGCCTTCAGCTTGGCATTGCTCTCGGCAAACCGACGCGCCGCCGCCCGTACCGCTTTCACGCCTTCCGGCAACTGCATCAGCCGATAACGCAGCGACACATGGCTAACGCCGTACTTGCGCGACACGCTGCGCAAAGATTCTCCCGCCATGATGTCGCCAATGATGTCGAGCAGTGGCAGTGGCTTCGGCTTGTTTCCGGCAGGCTTGCCGTAGTGCTTAGAGCGCAGTTCAGGGTAGAGCGAGATAGACCGCTCATGAATGTGCTTCACGCTACATTTGAACTTCTCCGCGCACTCCGCCCAACTCTTGCCGGTCATGCGGTAGGCTCGCACTTCCGCAAAGTCGATGCGCTCCACCGGAGGGATCGTCCGGCCACTGTTGCTGCGGTTTGGCTTCTTGCGCAATGTAGGCACAGGATCGGGCCGGAACCGCGTACCTTGGCTTGCAGATGTTTTCTTGCTGATTTTGGCAACTTGCTGCCGGTTGCCAAAGATGGAAGGCTGGCCGGTGTTCCAATCAAAGATGCTCATGTCGTGCGCTCTTTCTTGATTTGCATGTAACGGGCATAAGCTGCGCTTTTCGGCTGCATCAAGCCAAGCCCCTTGCACCACCAATCATTGCGCAGCAAAACCTTTGCCATCCTGCGCCAAGACGGTGCCCAATATTTTTTCTCAAGTTCACGCGGAGCAAAGTCTGGAATGCCTTCACGGTAGCCGCGTTTATGCCATCCAAGCAGCCACTCGTTAAACCGCTTGGTGTAATGCTCTCTCGTCACATCAGGCATTGTCTGCAACAGCAGGTTAGTAAAACTGCGCCATGTGTGTCCAGGCGGCAGAGTCACTTTGTTGTAGCCGTTCACGTTGCCATGCTCTTCAATGTAAAGCGCCCCCGAGTTAGCGCCATTCACCCTAGCAACAACCCGGCCCCATGTCTGCGGTTCAATCAAGTGATACAGCCACAGCCCGCGCCGCTGGTCGTCTCCGTAGGGCTGGCACAACCGCATCTGAGGCAACGGCACACCAGCAAGCTGCATGCGGTCGTAGACTTCGTTATGGGGCTTGTTTGGAAAAGCGGCGTGATACTTCCAAATGTCGGTAACGTGCCAATCGTAAATGGGGTACACGTTGTAGACGTTGTCAATAACTTTTGTCGTCCAGCGCTTGCCAAAGTGCGTATCCTTGCCCCATACCGCAATGGTCCGAAAGCGGTTTAGGCTTTCATCCGCACGAATTCCGATAAAGGCGGCAGTGCTTCGGCCCTTTCCATACCAGACGGCAAACAGTTCAATGAACTCTTCAAACTCCATGCGCGGTTGGAAAAAATCAAAGAACGATGGATCGGAAATGACGCCCAATCCTTTCGGCATGGGACGAACCCAGTCATCCCGTTTGTCAGGGTCCCAAGCGCACCAGACTGGCTCATAATTGCTCACCGCGTTACGAAGTTTCAGGGGAAGACACACCCAATACAGATCAATGTGATCGGCGTACAGGCGGAACATGTCCTCGGCGTGTTTGATGGTTAAGTTGTATTGCGCCTCAAGGTCAATCAGCAGTACGCCAACCTTGCGCTTACGTTTGATAGCCTCATCCATGACCAAATGCAGCATGACGCTAGAGTCTTTGCCCGCACTGAATGACACGTAAATGGCCTCAAAATGGTCAAAGGCATAGCGCACGCGTTCACGCGCAGCGGTCAGCACATCAACACCGATACGCTTTTTGATAGCCGACATCAGTACAACTCCGCTTCTGTTCTGCCGCCCGCCTTGTCGTAATCAACCGTAGCACGGCCATTTGCAACAAGCCATTTGTTTAGGTATTCCAGCGCCAGCATGTCCGCTGCGTTGCGCTGTTCTTCGGTCAGCCGGTGATAGCCGCCACGGCAGAATGACGGTATGCCCATTGCCTGAGCGACTGCAGCTTGACCAAGCCATGCGATACGGTTCATGCGGTCGTTAGTCAAATAGTGTTCGCAAGAGAATTTCCACTCGCTGATGACAATCTGCAAAGCGGCAGAGAACCGGCCCAAGTCAGACAGAAACTCGCGGTACTTTTCCTCGCCTTCTTCTGCGGTCATGTCTGCCATTCTTTCGGCATAGAACCCCGCCCGATAGCACTCCCATTTTTCCCATGTGTGATAGACGCGGCCTTTGTCGTTAGCCTCAAAATCAGGTATGACATCGGTGATAACTTCGCCTGCACCAGCTTCGCCGCGATCAACTTCCCACGCCTCCGAGAATGATTGATCTTTGAAGGCTTCGGCAAGCCCCGTAATCTGGCAAAGCCTTAGCACTTCATCCGCATCCATGCCCAAGTTTTTGGCAATCTTTTCATCGCTCCAGTTGCGCCGCTTCAGTTCAATAACGATGTCGGACATCGCCTCTACTTTGTGCTTGCCTCTGGCGCGATTGTGGCGAATCGTAGAGGCCATCCGGGCGTCTTTGTCGGTGCGGTCTGCGCGTATCTGCACGACAGGCAGGTAACCAAGCACGCGGGCCTGAATGTCGGCGCATTCCTTCCCGACGCGATGCCGGTGGAAACCATCAATCACTTCAACCGATCCATCTGCATCCATGCCGACAATGGGCTGTGTGTAACCGTCCTGGCTGATTGACAGCCGAAGCAGTTCCATTTCGGGCGGCGCTACGCTGTTCGGGTTGTAGTCGTTAGCATGCACGGCAGTGGCTTTCACCCAGCGCACAAAATCAACCGGCTCGGAATTGAAAGGGCTGATAGCGTGGATCATTGCCCGCAAGTCGTTGATTGCTTCAATGCGCTGGTCAAGCGGCAACTGTCCCATGTCAAACAATAGAGGCTTGATGTCTTGCAGCAAACTATCTGCCGTAGCGGGGCGCTCAAAAAGTTCAATCACTTCACGCTCCTCATCGCCAGTCGCGGGTCTTCAATCTGCATCGCCAACCGGATGCATACCGCCGCAACCCCAAGGGCTTCATGTGTGCTTGCAAACGTGCCGTATCGCGCATCTGCCGCTTTTACGCGGGCTTCTAAATCTGCTAGGGTAAAGGCGTCTATCATGATGTTGCCTTTTCAATCGCCGCAACGGTAGACAGCTTCACATCAGCGGTTTCACCCGCCTTGATGCGCCGCAACGTCCGCACGTTGATGCCGGTTTGTCTTGCCAGTTGACTAAGGTTTGCGCGGGCAAGAATTGCGCGAAGTTGTTTCATGGTCATGCGCAGATTGTGACAGCAAAACCCTAGGAAGTGCAAACCCGACTAATCTGCATGGGAATTGCAAAAAGGACTTGCATGCCCTAGCTAATAGGCGCAGAATTCACCCATCGCAACAAACAACCCACCGGAGCAAAACATGAGCACATTCCAGAAAGTAACCATCGGCGGCGATGAGTACACCAAGAGCGTGACGCAAGGCAAGTTCGGCCCGTTTGTTGACTACCGCGTAATCCGCGTTTCTGCCAACGGCAAGCGCACATCCGCAAAGATGAACCCGACCATCCACCGCTATGCGATTGCCCGCGTTGAAGCAGCTCTGGCAGCGCAAACAAACAAGGACACAGCATGACAACAACCCTCGCCAACATCGGCGATTTCCAGTGGCACAAAGCTGCGCTGGACGTTGCACACAAATCGCATTGCAAGCACAACGGTGAACCAGAAAAGTTCCCTTGTCGCGTGGTGTCGGAATTTTGGGACGACCCTAATGGACCGTACACCTACAACCACAGCTTCATTTATCAGCAATCCGTGATTTGCGACCACTGCGGAAGCGAATCAATTGTCTGGCCGCGTCAGGCAGCCTAACCACCCAC